CTTTCAGTCTAAACGCACAAGCAGGTTTACTCTCATTTGTTGCGGGAAATACTGAGGCTATAAATGTTATTGCTTCTACAAGAAATGTTGTTGTACAAAACGGCGGTACGTTTACAGACACAGCTTCTGCTCAATTGAGTATTAATAGTACAACTCGCGGCTTCCTTCCTCCTCGAATGACAACAACACAAAAGAACGCCATCGCAACCCCCGCAGCGGGATTGGTTGTTTACGATTCAACAACTAACAAACTATGTTGCTACAATGGTAGCACTTGGAACGATTTATTCTAATTTTGTAGTATGGAAAATAATATAAAAGAAAATGAAATGTACAGAATGGCACATTACACGAGCATTGTAATGATAATTATGGCAATATGTAGATTAATAATTCAATCAATTTAACAAATAATATATGAAAGCAATTCAAATTAATACAAGCGTAAACCTTACAAGCGGTTTATCAATCCCATCGGGTTCAGTAGTAGTAATCGCAGAAGGTTACGCATCAGTTAAAGACCAAAAAGACGGAATCATCCCCGCCCAAATCGCAACCTTTGTTTTTGCAAGTGTACAAGCATTGGCAGAAGGCAAAGCCCCGATTCAAGGCATTGAAGATTTTAACACCACTTTTTCAAACCTTGAATTATCAGTGGTATCGTACGAAACAATCCCAGCGGAATCATTGTTGGTGAATGCCGTGTACGATGCCTTGGTAGCCATTTATGGTGCGGAGAATGTGGAACAAATAACCATCTAATCGTTTTATAGACATGAGTATTTCAGCAAGTTCATTTAGCGCGGGTTACACGGGTTCAAAGGTCGTATCAAACACAAGTGCCAACACGGGAAGATTCCGTGGGTTTGTGGTAAATGCGGATGCCGTTGTATCTGCAATTTTGGATCAATCCGCAGCATCATTGATGACAACATTGGGATTGAGTGGTGTAACATTAAAGCAAGGCACATTCATTGCCGTTGCCGATGGTAGTTATATCAGTTCAATCACCTTGGCGAGTGGTTCAGTTGTAATGTACGGAGAATAATGTTTGGCGTTGGAGTTGGTGTAAGGGTTGGCGGGTTTACTGCGAGTAGTGGCGGTGGCTTTGACCCCGATGCACAAGCATTTTTTGACCGAGTTACCACTGCGGGTGGCTCACTTACGACCACCGAAAAGAACGCAACCAATCAACTTGTACTTGATATGAAAAGTGCGGGTATTTGGTCAAGTATGAAAGCCATTTATCCAATGGTGGGTGCAAGTGCGGCAGCGTGTGCTCAGAACTTAAAGAGTTCAAGTTTTACGGGTACTTTTAGTTCGGGTTGGACGTTTGCGAGTACGGGGGTAACGGGTAATGGAACCAGTGCGTATTTTGATACGGGATTAAATCCCAATGGGTTTACATCTTGGCATCAATCATACTATTCACGAACCACCAATACAACGGGTCGTGATATGGGTATTGAATCATTTGATACCATCATTTCACTTGGGGGTACTTTTTACGGAAGATTTGGTTCTTCAAATGTTATTACGGCAAATGGAGATTCAAAAGGATTTTATATCAATACAGAAGCACCGTCATTAAGTCATAAAGTATTTAAAAATAGCAGTCAGTTGGGTACGACTCAAAGTTTTGGAGGTAGTTATCCAAATTTTAATACCTATATTGGTGCAATCAGTGTAGCAAATGTTGCGACTTATTTCACAGTTAGACAATGTGCTTTTGCTTCAATGGGTGACGGATTAACCGACACCCAAGCATCTAACTTTTACACCGCAGTTCAAGCGTTTCAAACCACACTCGCTAGAAATATCTAGGTAATATGTCTACACTGTTGTATATTATGAAAAAAGTTAATAAAATAAAAAATTTGTTGTCAAATACAAAACCCTTAATGGGGGATTATATGGATTTATTAGTATTGACTTTGAAAAAACAACTTAGTAAAACTTCGTATAAAATTTAACAAGTATGATAGGTTACACACTTACACCCGAACAAAAGGATTTGATACAAGGGCAATACTACGCACCTTATCAGTTCTTTAATTGCGTTCAAGATATAAACGGCGTTTGGTTTTTGTTTCTTTCCGATGAGGACAAACCCGAAGTTGCCATCACTGAATACGCTTGGGTTTTAGATTTACCCGAAGCCGAATACATCCCACCACCACCACCACCATTCCCACCTACTGAATAATGGCTACAATAAAAAAACCCAATGCCCTTCCCGTTTCGTTTGAGCAATTCCGTAAAAACCCGATTGCTGCCGTTTCTTTTTGTATGCTTTTGGCTGTGTCTTATTTGTATGTTGACCTTAGGTCGGGCTACAAAGAGCAGATTGAAAAGAGTAACCAGAAAATTGACGCGCTAGATATTAAGATAGATCGCCTCAGTTATGCATTAAAGAAATCCGACAGTGCACTGGCTGCCGCTATTACTGAAATACGGATAATGAATACAATGAAAAAACTATGAGAACGGCATTAACTATTTTCACCGCCCTATTTATGACGGGTTATGTGTTCACAATTGCAAACGCAAAACAAACCCCCACAATCGATGAAATTGACGCGTTGCTTAGCAAGGTATCAAAAAATGTAGAAAGTGCGGGAGAAGTCACCAAAATGGCTCAAACGATGAATGCAAAGATGGTTGAATCAAAGGTTGCGGAAAAGGAAGCGTTAAAAGAGGATGTAAAGAAGGCGGAAGCCCAGGTGGATGCATTAGCAAAAAAAGTTGAGGTGTACGCGGTTAAAATGATTGGAAGTGGTATTGACACCGCCACCGAGGAAATCAAGTACAGTGGCCCCGTGTATGATGCGTGGTTGAACTATGTTGAAGAAGGTGGCAAAGAGGATTTTCAATACTTTCGTTTATACATTTACAAATAATGGCAAAGGCAACCAACACATCGACATTCCGTGCAAAGCCCAAAAACAAGTTGGGCAGACATACAAAGCACATTAACAAACACAAATCAAAAAAAGCCAGTAGAGGCCAAGGATAATGGATAAGTTCAAAGCAAATGTAACGGGCATTGTTGCCATTCTAATTTTGGCATTGAGTTATGCCATATTATTTTCAATTATCTTTTGGGATTTTCCAACGGATCAAAAGGACATTTATTTTACCATAGCGGGTGGGGTTACATCCATTGTGACTATGGTGGTATCGTTTTATTTCGGAGCAAGTAAAAAACAAGATGAAAACTAAACAAGTACATTTTAGGTCGTATAACTACGAAAAAATAGAAAAGAAGCAAATCTATTTACACCACACGGCGGGTGGGCCAAGTGGCGAACAAGTGTTTCAGTATTGGGAATCACAAGCCAATAAGGTTGCAACTTGCGTGGCCATCAGCAATGACGGAACCATCGTGCAAGGATTCGGAAGCGAGTGTTGGGCGTATCATTTGGGATTAGGTACAAAGCACTTTATGTCCCAGGGGTTGCCATTCCTTCCGTTGGATCGTTCATCGATTGGTATTGAGATTTGTAATTATGGCCCCGTTACCAAAAAGGGAACCAAGTTTGTCAATTATGTGGGGGGCGAGGTTACGGATGTAATTGAGTTGGATAAACCATACAAGGGATACAAGTATTGGCAGAACTACACAGATGCACAAATTGAATCGGTGAAGGAGTTGTTATTGCATTGGTCAACCAAGTATGGCATTGATTTGACATACAATGAGGATATTTGGGAAGTAAGCAAACGGGCATTGAAGGGCGAGGAAGGTATATTTACGCACAATTCGGTTAGACCAGACAAAGCAGATGTGTACCCACACCCAAAGTTGATTGCAATGTTAAAGTCACTCACAAAAAAATAAGACCATTCACAAAGAAAAGGGATTAATTCCCTTTTTTTATGGCCCATTATATTTGTTATTTGAAATTAACAATCTATCTTCGTGCTATGGATATGACAAATACATTCAAAGGTTTCCGCAACTATGACACATGGATGGTTGCGAAGTGGTGTGAAAAAGACGCCAAGTTCTTACAATGTTTCTTCAATGGTTACAATGAAATTAATGACGAGCGATCAATGTGGCTTACCATGAACGATGCCTTCCGAGGATATTTCAATGGTTGTAATCAAATAGCGATGGACTTAATTTATTCCTCTTTGAACAATGTTGATTGGGAACAAATTATGGTTAAATTTGGAATTGAGGTAAAATAATTGTAAATTTGTAATGACAAATAACATGGATATCGTTTACATCATTTTAGTTACGCCGTTGGCGGTGGTTGTTTCTTTCCTCGGATGGAAATTAAAACAATACAAAAAAGACATTGATAGGTTACCAGAAGCCAAGCCCTATCAATATGAACGGGATCAATACATCCCACATTTTGATGAGTATACACAAACATTGTATCAGTTTAAGACGGGCAAAAAATGACATTCCTTTTATTAACCACCGATGAGTACACCAACCTTCGCAACTTGTTGGAGGCGGACAAGTCATTCACAATGAAGATTGACCAAGCAAAGTACCAGGTTCCCGCATTAGATATTTGGGAGGTCACATTTGACCGAGAATTAAGCACACATGAAGCATTTGATATAGGTAAAAAAATATGACAACACACGAAGCGTTAACACAAGTATTCAGCAAATCAAACAAAGAATTATCAGAGGTATTGCAAACCAATTACAACACCGTCACCACATGGAAATTTCAGTTCAAGCGGAACGGGTTATCAATGGAAAAGCAATTTGAAATTTTAGAGCAATTAAATTACACATTAAAAAACAAAATAATATGGAACA